ATTCATCAACTGAAATTGTTGGTGTGGTTAATTCTGTTAATGGAATTGGAGAAGTAGCCAATTGAGAAAAGTTAGTGTCTATAACTTTTTCATATTGATTTTTAGCGTATACTTTTTTACTTAAATTTAAATTTTCCATTATCCATTAATTATTTTAAAATAATAACTATCATCTAATATAACGGTATTTCCATTAACTATAGTTTTAATTAAAATTTTATAGTAACGTTCTGGTTCTAAACCATTCATGAAAACTGTAAAGTAACAACTTGTATCATCCGCACTTATTTTAGTGTATGTGTCGTCAAAATCCACTATAAATTCATTAGTGTACATATCCTTTATAGCGTATGATGATTGTCCTTCGGGTAAATAATAGTTTTTAGTGTAAAGTGATTCGGTTGCAAATACTCTAAATGGATATTCAGGTCTAGCGTACACTCTAAATTCATTAATACTGTTCAAGTAAAAAGTACCTGGATTGTTTTCTAATACTACTACAAATGGTAAAGCATTTATTGTGTCTAATGTTGACGAGCCTGTGTTCCAAGTATAATCGTACCATTTAAATTCCAAACATGGAGGATAAATTGTATGAGTGTCTATAGAAAAGTACTTTAACTTTGGTTGTATATTTTCATCATCAATAAATTCAGTCTGTTGTTTAACAATGAATCCATTGTTAGGTATAGAACTGCTGTACCATTCGGAGGTAATGTTGGTAACGTCTATGTTGACGTCTTTATCGCCATAATAAGTGAATAACTGTGATCCTGACACTGTGTCATACCATGTTCCTCCTCCTACGTCTACGGATGAAGAATATGAACCGGTTGTATTTGGGTTAAGTGCTCCATCAATCCAAAAATTACTACCTTGATAGTCTCTCCAAATCCAACTTGCTCCGTTTTGTGTTTGAGGTACATTTCCAAATCGTCCTGTTCCCATATTCCATGATTGAGAGACTGGATATGTTTCTAAAGTAGTATTTTCATTTAATGCTGTCACGTTAGCAATAAAACATTTTAAATTAGACTGCCATTGTGAACCAGATATTTTATTGTCAATCATATCTGCTATTTCGTCAGATGAAAATTGAATTAGAAAACGACTCGCTTGAGGAGATGGTGTTGTTAATGCTCCTACTTCTAAAGAAGCTTCTAAAATTTCATCTAATCCTGTATTCATTTCTGGATACATAGAGTATAGAGTTGTGTCTTGAGTTGGGAATAATTTATATACTGCCATTGTTTATTTTTATAATGATACTACTCTACCTTGAATATCAGTTGTTGGAAATTTCACTTCGAAAATCATAGGATCTAATGATGGATAAATTACATTGTTTTTAGTTGCACCTGATATATCATATGCCCATTGTGAGTATCCTAAATTTGTTTCTACTTTATTTGATATACTAATAGATTTTACTGTTTGAACTCCTTCTATTTTATCTAAAAGAATATAAAGTTCTCTTAAAATAATAGGTTGATTTATTTGCCAATTATCTATTGCGAAATATGTTTGTAAAGCAGTTATACATCTAGTTAAAACATCATTACTATTATAATTTGGAAGAATGATTATGTCGAAATTTACTCCTATGTTAACAATAAATCCATCTTTAATATTGATTGAATCATTTATCATTCTATATTGAGAAAGATAAGTAATCATATTTTGTTTTAAAGCAGGTGAAGCTGTGTTTAATTTATTGTTAATGTCAAATGTTAAAACATATAAATCTAAGATAGCATTTGATTCACCTGCTGATATACTTTGTGCTTTAGTTGGTTCAATGTATGCTTTAGATACTACACCATATTTAGCAGGCATGCTTAATGCTCTTACTAAATAGTCGTCTTGTGTTACATTTCTCAATTGGCTAGCAAAATTAGCAGATGAATTTTGTCTAATTTCTTCAATAGTATCTCCGTCTCCTCCTCCATTTGCTGCTGCTGGGTTAGTAACAGCTAATGATGTAAAAATATCGTTTGCTGTGGTAGTGTTAAGATTAGAATTTAAAAATGTAGTATTTCCGTTTAATTTAGTTAAAGTATTAGCTGCTACATTTGCCGTAACTCCTCCACCTGTTAAATATCTAAATGTTAAAGTAGTATTTGACGGTGCAATTCCATAAGTATCTGTAAATAAGAAATTAGTAGGAGAGTATGCGGTTGTCATTTTTGTTTGTTCAAATGGTAAACCAATGCCTACATTGTCTGGGTTAGGTACTATTACTTCATCTGAATCGGCTGTTGTGCCTGCTCCAAATTGTATTTGTAGTGTGGTAGAATTTTTAAAACGAGTAGTAAACCTATGTTGTACTTTTTTTAATTTTAGTAAGTAAGGAGTGTCTCCACTGTATTGAGATAAGTTAGGATCGTTAACGTTCGTATTTTTAATTGAATCATAAATCATCTCTTGACCTAAATGGTCTACTTCATACCATGTATTTCCCTCTGAGTCTACGCAGTCTAAAATTTCAACTAAATTTGAAGCATTTAGTTCTACTGTTGAAAATTTTACTGGTGAGCCAAATGAAAATGTTTTTACATTAACAGTAGAAGAAATAGCTCTACGAGATTTCTTTAATAAGAAATATGTTGGATTTCCTCCTGAGATTTCATATACTGTAACTTCGGTAGGATCTCCTGAACTTGAAACTGAAAAATCTACTGGGTCATTTATTAGAAAAGATGTTCCTGCCGCTGCTGATACTGTTGAATTCCCGTTAATAAATAAAGTATAGTTAAAATCAGGAACATATGTTGAACCCGATATTATAGATGGGACTTTTTGATAAAAATCTATAGTGGTAAGTGCTACACCTGTTACATTTGGTTTATAACCAAACATGTAAGCTAATTCAAATAAGTTATTTGATTGTCTAGCAAATTGTAAATAGTTTTCTTGTACTTGATTGTCTAAGTAAAAAGATAAAATGTCACCCACATATGAAGCCATTTCTATAAACATCATTCCGGGTGATGCTGGGCTAAAGTCATTATATGTAGTTGGAAAATAAGTTTTTGTATAGTCTATTAAACTAGCTCTAAACTCACTAAAATCTTTATTTATATATTTTATATTTTTACTTGCCATTATGTAAATGATATTTGTACTTGATCTGTAATTCCTGTGTTAATTATACTATAATATAATTGGATTGTTATTTCATTATTATCCGGATTTTCTAAAATATCTAATTTATCTATTTTAATGTTAGTAAAATATTGACTTATTAAAGATTGAATGTTCTCTTTTAAGTCACTTATATTATCTGATGATATTTGTTCGAAAATAAATGCTCTTAAATTTGCTCCGAATTGATTGTTTAAATACCGTTCAGTTTGATTTGTTAAAAAGAAATTTAATAAGTTATTTCTTATAGCATCTTGAGTTGTGTATGTTTGAAAGAAGACATTAGGTGCATTAAAAGGTATAGCAATACCAACCGCTGTTCCAGGTCGGGTATCTATTGGAAATATCTTTTTTGCTCCGAATGCCATTATCTTTTAATTAGTCCCATTATTTGGTCTAAGCCAAGTTGTCCTTCTGGTAATGCACTTCCTTCAGACATTGTGTTCATAGGTCCATTAACTTTAAATTCTCCATCAAATCCAGATTTTGGACCTTGAGACATTTCACCTAATATATCCATATATGCTTGTTTAGCATTTACACTAGGTTTAGCTTGATGTTGAATTGCGTTAGTGTTAAAGTTTAATGTTCTATCGTCACTAACTCGATAAGATTCAGTGATTGGTTGCTTGTTACTACGAACAGCTTCTAAAAGAATGTCCTTCAATTCTTCTTGAATTGCTTCTCTTACGGATTCTTTGATTAATTTTTTAAATTCTGATGGTTTCATTTGTTATAAATATTGAATTAATTAGCTTTTAAATTACTTGAGTCAATTATTAGTTTAATTTCTTCAATTAAAACTTGCGGGGTTGTTGTGAATGATAATGGAGTTTGTAATAATATAATACCTTGTGCATTTTTTGCTACAGCTCTAACTCTATTAACAGTAGGTGAATATGCTTCAGTTATAACTTCTAATATAAATCCTTGATAATTAGTTAAAGATGATGGTATTTCAGATTGTGCTAATGCTGATGCTTGTTCTTGCTCTAGTTGAGTTAAAGAACTATCTAATGGGGTTAAAGTATCAGTATCAGAAGTCGCGTTACATCCTTTTAAGTACTTATCTATAGAATTTAATAGTCCAATTATTTTTAGTAAAATATTATTTACAAAAGTTATAGTAGTAGCTATAGATGATATAGTATTTTGTGCTTTAGTTATTTTAGGCGTTATTTTAGCTAATACTTTATTTAATGAGTCTAAAGAAACTAAAAGTGCCTTTCCCGGGTCTGGTGAGCCTGGAGTAGTAGTTGGTATTAAAGGAATACTTGCTTTTGTTATTGTAGAAACTGTGTCAATAGTATTTACCGCTGTTGAAGTCACTGTTACTACTTTATTTAAAGGATCAACAATTTTCTTTAATTGATTAATAGTCTGAGATGCTGAGTTAAGTTTATCTACAAGAGCATTTCTTATAGTTAAAATTTTCTTTAACTCATTAGGTGGAAGACAAAAATCAGGTAATTTTTCTTTAAGTTCACCTATATTTTGAATACCAGTTTGAGTTGCTATATCAATAATTTTAGGAATTAATTGATTAAGTAACTCTTGTCCTTTCTCTGCTAATAAAACTGGTATTTTATCTTGTCCTGTCATTTTATAATTTACTTATTGCGGATGATTTTGCGTTATTAATTGCTAATTTTATATCAGTTACTTTTTTTGATGCGTTTGCTCTAATTTTATCAGCTTGTCTTTGTAATTCAATTCGAGCTGCATTTATGGTAATTTCTGTTTCTTGATTTAATACATACCAAGTATTTTGAAGAACGTTAGTTTGTAAATCAGTATGAATATCTGCATTATATGGTACCCATAAATCTTTTGGAGGATTTAATCCTTTTTTACCATAATCTATTTGAACTTGTGCTGGAATTACAAATCGTTTATATCCCCAAAGTATGGGAATAAAGCCTTTAGGATTTACAGGAACAAACGCATTATCTTTAATACCTTCAAACATTATTAATGATGGAGGATACTGTAATTGAGAAGTTTGACTTCCTACCCATCCATCTATTTGAACTTTTGGGTCACTTTTTTTATGAAATGTTTGGGCAGCTATAATAGCACCTTGAGTAATTTTTTGAAAATTTGGATTTGATATAGAATTATTGTACTCATCTATAATTTTATTAGTGTCTTCTTGACTTTTATTAAATTTAGGATCTCTAACAAATTTATTATCTTGTAAGTACTTTTGAAATACATTCCATGAACTTAAAGTAGGATATAAAAATTTAGGTATGTCAAGTGGATTTAAA